ATTGAAAAAAGGATTGATGATAAAGAATTAACAAAATTTGAACAAGAAAATTTGTTTAAATATTTATTTGGCGATAAAGAAATTATAATTAAACCTTTTGATGAAAAAAAAATAAATAACTTGTTTAAAGATGATAAAGGTAATCCTATTTATATTTAATACTTTAATCCTCCAGTTGTTTTAATAGACCGCCCATTTTTTAAAATTTAGGTTTAGGCATATCTTTAAAAGCTCCAGAACCCAAAGGTTGAGGTTGTTTTACTTCTTTTGGAGGTATAACAATTCCTGACTTGTTTGGAGGATTTATTCCCGAATTTTGTAGATTTTGTGATGGTGAAGAAGCTTCCGGATTTTGTGTTTCTGGAGTTTTTTCTGATGTTGGTGGTGCTGTAACCGCCGCGGTTTGAACTGCCGGAACTGCCGTTGGTTTCACCTTAGCCATTAACGCTTCTAATGTTTTAGGACCAAATTTACCATCAGCCGTCACACCTAACGCGGTTTGAGCCTGTTTTACATAATTACTAAAAGAATTATTATTTGATTGAGTTTGTTGAGATTGAACTGGTTTAGCCGGATTTTGTCCTCCATTGATTTTATTCAAAGCTTTTTGAACATTATCCATATATTTAAAATCTTTTAAAACAGCAGCGTTTGGATTTTTCGCTATGTATGCGTTATATTTATCTACAAATTGTTTTGCTTGTTCAATAGTTGGATTATAAACATCAGATTGTTCATTAATCAAATAATGACGTTTAGTTCTTGATTCATGAAGATTTAAAATTTGTCTTTTTTCTTCTTCCGATATATTGAAATTATAATTATTTATCATAACATTTTTATTTATAAATATACTCATCTTAACTATTTATTACTATGAGAGGTAAAAATATTCCGGAAAATTTAAAATTTGGTAAACTTTTAACAAAAATATTACAAAAAGAATATTCTTTTATCTCCAATGTTAATGTTGATTTAATTGACTACAAATTTAAACATTCTCCCACTTTAACCATTGCTTTAGTTATTGATAAAGATTGGTGGGTTGAAAATCTAGATATTAAATGTTATGACCAAACTTTAGATGATGATATTTGGTATATGAGTTGTTGGAGTTTTAATAAGTGTTCTGGAGATAAAATTAATGAAAAAACAATTAAAGATACAATATTATCAGTATTTCAATTAACAATTGGTTTTGATGTGGTTTACAATTCTTCTATTTATTTATCGGTCGAATGTAATAATTACAAAAGTTGGTTAAATACTAATTTATAAACTTAATTCGTATTTATACAACCCACAATCCCATATTCTATCATACCCTAATTCAGAAGTTAATTCTTTTTCGGTTTTGTTATAATCCAATTCAGGAAATCTTTTTTTAAGGTTATTTTTACCAAACCCAAATTTATGAAATCGTCTATATCTATCAATTTTTGAGTTATAATAATAGTAAGTTGGTTTAGTTAAAGAAACTAACTTGAACCCCAAAATAGTATATAAATTATTTTCAGAATTAATGGTCCATCGTCTATCCGCAAAACTAATTATTGTTTTTGGAGAATAATCTTTAATAAATTGTTTTAATATTTTTGAAGCTAACCCAACAATAACATAATTTTGTTTAGTTGCAAATCGACTTAATTCAAATTCATTATCGTTATTTTTAGTCATATTTCTTTTGTTGTTAAATGACATAACCCCAACTAATTCATTGTTATAAAACCCACCATAATAAACATTAGACTTATCATTTCCTTGAATATGATTTTGGTTTAAAAAAATTGACTTATCTTTAGTTTTAATTTTTTTTATGGTAACGTTTCTACCACCTATTTTAATCCCATTATTTACTTTTAATAAATGTTTTAATTTAGTTTTTACTAATTCTTTTTTTGTTTTCCACTCATCTTCAAAAATATGTAATAGATTATAACCAATTTGATGACAATCAATTGTTTTATTTAAATGATACGAGGATGTTTTACCCATTTTTTCAGTATGGTAGTATAATCCATTATATTCAATACATATGTTAGAATCATCAATAATTAAATCAATTTCTTTTCCATCTAATAGTTTACGATTTTTACTTTTATTAACACAAAATCCTAAACTTTCAATAAAATCTTTAATTTCTGACTCTCCTTTTGAAGTCCATGTCGGTTTCATATTAACATTAGTAATTTTTGCCAAACTACTTAACCCTTCCGATATTGAAGTCGAAACAATTTTATCATTTGGGAATTTTAACTTATAATCAAATGTGGATATATTATGTTTATTTTTTAAATGAGTATTTGAAATTGATTTCATTTTTTCACCACATATCTTACAAATAACGTAATTTTTACTTTTAGATAAAAAATCTTTTAATTCTGTTTTTTTTATAAAACTAGGATGGTATTTAATGTCTTCAGGGAATTTAGACAAATAAACATCTAAAGTTAAAAAATGTAAATTACTAACATGATTTTCAAAACAACCAGTTTTATTATCAATATCATTTGTTTCCCAATCACATAATTTACATTTCCTTGTTGGTAAAATGTCTATCTCAATAATATCAAAATATTCCTCAAACCATTTTTTATGATTTAACAATTCGTATTTTTTTCTTTGATAAGTGTTTGTTGGAATCCAAATATCGCCATATAATTCAATAATATGAGTTGTTAATTTTCCGGATAAATTATTTGGGTCTTTTATAATGATTTCTGTTTTTTTACATTTGGCGACCAATAACTTATTGGTATTTGCGGAATAAATATTAATTTTTGAAGATTCTATTTCGGAACTGTTTCCCATTTTTATTTGGCCTCCTTTTTTATTAATCTTTACATTATTATCTTTTAAAATTTGACTAATTTTCTTATGTCCAACTAAAAATTTTTCAGCTAACTTATGTGTACTAGGTATTTCAGTAAGATATAAATTAACAATTTCATTAATTTTTTCTAAAGTTAAATTAGTTTTCATAATAGATTAAATATAATATATTATAAATATAGTAAAAATAAAATAATAATCCATTTATTTTTAACCCTGTTAATTTTTAATTTAGCACAAAAAAAAGGGTTAGAAAAAAATCTAACCCTTTAAATTATAGTTATTGAGGTATTATCTCAATTCTCTTAAATCAAATGTACGAACTCCATCAACGGTGATTCTCGCGTAAAAGCGATTATTTACCATCTTTTTCGCGTATCTTGTCATAATTCCTTTAATTGGTGTGAAATTAAATGGATTATACATTGTAGGTGTTAATTGTAATGGTACGTACGGTGCGTAGATGTAACCAGTATCAAGTAACGAAGTACCTTTATGTCCAATTAACACTTGGTTAGCTGGGAAATAAGGGTCACGATACACTTGGTAACGACCTGCTAATGTACCTACTCTTTCAATACCCATGTTGTATTGGTCTTGCTCAGGTGAAGCGTTAGATACGTGGAAGTATTCTAAATCATCAAAGATTGCAGAAACCTCACTTGATACAACAATCCAGTTAGCTCCACCACGAAGAGTTGACTTGTGAATTTGAGCAGATAATTGGTTAATTGTTGTAATTAATGTTTGGTTCCAATCTTTTTGAGTATAAGAGGTTGTTGCAGAAATTCTTCTCCAACCATTATAATCCCAACGTAATTGCCAAGCCGCACCTTTACGTAAATCACGAAGGATTTCACGGTCGATTTCAGCTGCAACTTGTTCAGATAATAAAGCGGTTAATTCAGCTTCAGCATCAATGTTGTGGAAAGCCGCAACGTCTTGAGCTAATTCTGGAGACCATTGAGCTCTTAATTTTCTTTCAGTTACAGAAACTGTAACAGAATCTAAATCAAAAGAAACCTCACCGATTTTGTCTTCAAATTCAAGAGTTTCGTAACGTTTCCATGCACAATAGAATGAAGTACTAGTTAAACCAGTTGATATAGTTGTACCAGTGTAACCATCTAAAGATGTTGAGTTACAATCAGCACAAACTGGACAAGATAAGTCAACTTCTAAATAAATTTCACCATTTGCGTTACAAACATTTCTGAATGAACCACCATTACCTGTAGAAGGCCATGAAGTTGATGTTGTTGTATTTATTCCGTTAACGATACCGCTACCATATTGTTGAGTAACAACTCTATATAATAATGGACCAGTTGACACAGTACAAGGACTACCTGCTGCTACAACTAAACCAGCTCCAGTATAAACAATTAAGTCAGAAAGGAAAGATTCAGTATCCATTTCATTACCATCAGGACCGATTAATTTACCAGCTCCGGTATCAGCAAAACCATCCATTTTGATAATAACTTTTCTTATGTTACCAATAGCAATAAATCCGCTAGAATCAGTACTTCCTGAAATAGCTGCGTTTTGTAAAGAACCGTTATACCATTTTTGGATTGTTGCCGCTGCAGTAATTGCTGACCAACGACCTTTTGAATAGTCAAAAAGTCCACCTGGGTCAAGACCTGGTTCAGTACCTTCATAATATAAATCATAAAGATTCTTAGCATAAGCTCCAGAACCTGTGTAACCAGCATCATTTGACGATGGTGCTCCATTAGAACCTAAAGGTGAATAATGGTCTCCAGAATTTGGGTTGTATTGAGCGTTAGCTCCAGTTGCTCCACTATATCCTTGAATTTTAGGAATAAAGAAGAATAATTTACCAATAGGTAAGTTCATAGCTTGTACAGATACAATATCGTTAGCTAATAATTTAGAAAACACACGTCTTACAATTGGAAATACAACAGTTTCAAAAGAACCTGATGCACCATCTGAAGTCGCTTCGTTTATTAAATGTGACGCTTGGTTTTCATATAACTGCGCAACATTTTCTTTTAGGTGGCCTTTAAGACCTTCAAGGAACCCTAATTTGTCCCATTTGTTAATAGTATCTTCTTTAATAACCTTAAGGTGTTTTAAACCTATGTTACCAACAAGACCTGATTCTAATAATGCTCCCATTTTAGTTTTGTT